TAATTATGTTCGCAATCCGTCCAGAAAACCCAATTGGTTATAACCTATGATTTTTTCAGCTTGTCCACCAGTATACACTTTACCTGGTACTTGGAGTGATCCAGATAAGATTGCCAAGTGTAATGAAACACTTATTCCACATTTGACATTAAATCCTGATTATACTTTTGCTATATCAATAGCAGTAATTACAATACTGTTAGCAGCATATGGAGTGTACAGAGGATTTTTTGCAAACAAAGGATTAGCAGATCCTTGGGATGATCACGATGACTAATTTAATTGAAAAAACTGATCCCAGATATTTTTCACAAACAAGTGACATACCTTATGATCGTCATCACTATAAGATAGTTTGTCAGAATAAATCCTTTGTGGTAGAATCTTGGGATGAGGTTCAAGAATATTGGTGGAATAATTGTCGTTCACCTTGGTTTGAAGGAACAGTTATTTACGTTATTGATAAACCAAAGAAAAAATCTAAAGGTTTTGCTTAATTATGAAACATTTATTATTTGATTTGATAGATTGTCCTTCTGATCTTTTAGATAATGAGGACTTCATAAGACTAAGTGCATGGAATGCTGCCAAAGAATCCAAATCAGAATTAATAAACATTTCATGTCATAAGTTTAAACCACAGGGAGTTACTGCACTTGCCATGCTCGCAGAAAGTCATTTAAGTATTCACACATGGCCAGAAAAAGGTGTTGCAAAGTGTGACATTTTTACTTGTGGTGAGAAGTGTGATCCACATAAAGCAGTAGAATACTTAGGTAAAGCTTTTAAAGCAAACAAAATTGAAACTGATGTCTTTGACAGATTATTATGAAAGAATTTGATTATGACCTCGATTACAAAAACATTGATTTTACAATTGAAGAGAATCGCAAACTTTATCGTATTGGAAGGGGAGAGCAAGGAGTGCTATTGGTACGGCCTTACACTAACGATATATGCTCTCATTGGAGATTTGTAAATGAAGATATTGCTCGCAAATCTGCTAATAAAATCTACTCCATGTTTTGTGACTATAAGGAGCAACAGGATTTCATTGGAATGGATATGGCAAGGAAGTTTCTTGAAATGGGATTTACTCGCTCCCGTAGGTATGCAAATCATCCTAGTGGGAAGAAGTACGCTAGAGATGGTTCCGTATCACCGCAGTCGCCAACCGCACTACACTGTGAAAAGTCCCGTTCTGCAAATGTTTTCAAAAAAATGAGAGACAAAGTGGCAAAAGATGAAACTTATGTTAAAATGAGAAAAGAATGGAGAGGTTCCGAATGATGAGTCCTTTTAATATTGTCAGAAACACAAGAGAAACTTATGATAGGTTTCATCAAAGAAATATCACAGAGGTTGAAGTTCAGTTTCAAGATGAAACACCAACTTGGATACCTTTGGAAACACTAATAGCAATCAAATCTTACTTAGGAATATCGGATGAGTGATTTTATATGGGTTGAAAAATATAGACCCAAAACAATTGATGATTGTATTCTTCCACAAAGTATTAAAAATACATTTAAAGACTTTGTAAAATCAGGTCAAATCCCAAACATGCTTTTGTCTGGGCCACCTGGTATTGGAAAGACAACTGTAGCAAAAGCATTATGCCATGAACTTGGTGTAGATTATTATGTAATTAATGGATCTGATGAAGGAAGATTCTTAGATACTGTTCGAAACAACGCAAAGAATTTTGCATCAACTGTCTCATTATCTTCTGATGCGAAGCATAAGATAATTATAATTGATGAGGCAGATAATACTGGTAATGATGTTCAGTTATTATTGAGAGCATTTATTGAAGAGTTCTCAAATAATTGTAGGTTCATATTTACTTGCAATTACAAAAACAAAATTATTGAACCATTACATTCAAGATGTTCAGTAATTGATTTTGGTATCAAAGGAAAAGAAAAGGCAGAAGTTGCACATACATTTTTTAAAAGATTAAATAATATCTTAGAATCAGAAGGATGTGATGCAGACAAAAAAGTTCTTGCAGAATTAATTAATAAACATTTTCCTGATTGGAGAAGAGTCTTAAATGAATGCCAGAGATATTCTATTAGTGGTAAAATAGACTCTGGTATTCTTGTTCATTTTTCAGAAGTAAAAGTAAATGACCTCCTTAAAAACCTCAAAGAAAAAAACTTCCCAGAAGTTCGCAAATGGGTTGTCGATAACTTGGACAATGATCCTTCTGTATTATTGCGTCATGTTTACGATGCTCTTTTTGATGCCCTTGAAAACCCTAGCGTTGCTGCTGCTGTGCTCATTATTGCTCGGTATCAGTACCAGATTGCCTTTGTATCAGATCAGGAAATCAATCTCCTTGCTGCTCTCACGGAAATAATGGTGGAGTGTAATTTTAAATGAAAGTAATAGATAAAGTTACACCAGAAAAAGCAGAGTGGGCTGCAGATCAGTTTATTGATTATTTTAAAAACTTCAGTTCGATTGAAGATTATTTAAGATATGCAAAAGGTGAAGCAGTATCTAATGAAGCAAGAATTCAAGGTATATCAGATAAGGATGCTTTCTTTAATGAAGATGTTCATCCAGAAGATATGGATTTTGAAATTAGACCTGTGGGTGAGAGATTTCAAAATGGTGTACCACAACAACTATATCTCAAATATTTAACTGCTACTTCCTCACATGTTATTGAACATAATATTCCTGGTAGGGAATTACGTTGGATGTTATATGAAAAGAATAGTAAAAAGATAATTGGATTTATTCGTTTTGGATCTCCTACAATTAATTCTAAACCAAGAAACATATGGTTAGGACAACCTGCTAATCTTTCTTTGATGAATCGTCATACTGTGATGGGATTTGCAATCGTACCATCACAACCATTTGGATATAATTATCTTGGAGGAAAATTACTTGCATTAATGTGCGTATCTCATTATGCAAGAGAACAAGTATCTGAAGTATTTGAAAAAGATATTGCTTTATTTGAAACCACTTCATTATATGGATCTACAACTTCTGCATCTCAGTATGATGGACTAAAACCATTTATTAGATTCAAAGGTTTAACTGAAAGTAAATTTCCTCCTTTGTTACATAAAGAATCATTTCATAAGTTACATAATAAATTTAAAGAGTGGAATCATGGAGAACCATTAACTGAAAATAGAGCATCATCAAAAAAATTAAAGAGACAAACAAAGATGATTTCTATTATTAGAAATAGTTTAGAAGATAAAACAAAACTTCAGACATTTAATTCTGTGATTGATATGGCATTTGGACTCACACAAAAGAAAAGATTTTATATGTCTGATTATGGTTATTCAAATGTAAGAGAAGTTATTCGTGGTGAGCAAGATAAATTAATTCGTGGTCAGAACTGGGATAAGTTTTATCTTGAGAATATTATATCTTGGTGGAAAAGAAAAGCTGGTAAGAGATATGAAAAATTAAAGAAAGAAGGACGTTTTAGAGATAAGGTCGAACTCTGGACAGAAGACAATGACATTCAAATTATAAGATGAGTTACGAATTAAAAGATTGGTTGAACTCAATTAACCACACAAAAAAGAATCTATTTGAAGATGATCCCACAGCAAAATACCCTGCTTATATTATCAATCGTTGTATGTCTGGACATCTTGATACAGTTCTCTTTGCAAACGAAATGAACTTAAATGCACACTTAGATAACGACCTTCAGTATTCCTTTTTTCTAAATAGTGTGAGGAAGCGAAAGAGATTTTCTCCTTGGCTTCGTAAGGATGAGATCAAGGATCTTGATTGTGTGAAACGTTATTATGGTTATAGTAACGAAAAGGCAAAGCAAGCTCTACGTATCTTAAGTAAAGAACAACTTAATTTTATAAAATCTAAATTTGAAACTGGAGGAGCGAAATGATTACCGAGCCTGAGGTAAAATGGTCTACGGATCAAATGATTGAGATTACATTGAATGAACCAGATGATTTCCTAAAAGTTCGTGAAACACTTACACGTATTGGAGTAGCATCTCGTAAAGAGAAAAAGATCTATCAATCCTGTCACATATTACATAAGCAAGGAAGATATTATATTGTACACTTTAAAGAACTGTTTGCGTTAGATGGAAACATGCAAATCTAACTCAGAATGATGTTCAACGTCGTAATCGTATCATTCAGTTATTATCTGATTGGGGTCTAATAACT